TGCCAAAAATATTCATAGCAACTTTTTGCGGATCTGCTACAACATTTGATTCATTTGAATTTCCTGAGCCAAACTGAATGAATGTCTTGCTTCTCTCGGAAAAAGAGACAAATTTTCTCGATACAAGAAGCGGCTTCATAACAGAGGGAGCATTCTCATTCTTAAAGTTGTTATTTGGTATCTCTTGATAAACTATATCTTGTGCCAAATTTTCAACTTCAAAATACTCGTTACCCTCTGAGTCTGTAATTGACACTATTTCGGATACATTATCAGATTGTAATTCTATAAGTCTAAATCTTTCAAAATTACCGACTGTCACCAGTTCCCTTTTAAAGAAGCCCGATACAACGTTACCGAATGCCTTGACTGCAAAAAAGGTAGGAGCGCCTGTGGTCCCGTCAACAGTGGCAACAACTACTTGGTTTTTTGAATCTGAGAAGTCAACATTTTCTGTCAAAACAAAATTTAGCCCAGATTGAGAAGTAAACCGGCTGCCTCTTTTTAAGATTGGAAGGTATTGAGTATCGGGGCCAAGACCAACTGTTGAGGCTGGAACCAGGATATACAATGACACGACGCCGTATGTTGAAGGTCTGCCAGGATCTTTATACCCCAGGATGCGACCATGTCTTACAATATTTGAGCGCTGAAACGATGTATCCAAAAACATCTCATTAACATTATAGTCGAGATAGAAAGAGAGTTGATCAGAGACATAGGCTATGGAATCTAGCACAATTGAGCCGAAGGAAGCCTCGCTAAAATCTTGGAAAGAGTCTGGATAGAACCTCTCGGCAATCTGCTCCAGTTCCTTCCTAACTCCTTCAAATTCTCTATTGGTATAGTTAATGGGTATTTTTTTATTTGGGTCTTGTGGCATTTAAAGTCACCTTTAAGGTTAAATAGTGAATTCTATCAAATCATTTACAGCAATTGCCGGGATTGAATAAACTAATCTAAAAGAAATCTTATTTGAATCAGGCTCTATGGAATAAAAGTTTACCTCTCTAATACTGACATTCGGCATATAAATAGATATTTGCTCCCTGATTTTGTTGTCTATCTCGGCATAAACATTATCAGAAAAGTTCTGAAATAAATATTGTTTTATCCCAACGCCAAATTCTGGCTCCATTACCCTTTCGCCTGGGTTTGTCAGAATAATCATTTTTAAATTTTGCTTTACCATCTGGCGAATGGTCTTTATCATTCCGAAGCCATCTGTTCCGTCAAGGGTCAGTGGCAGCTTTACACCTAAAGAAGACATCTTTGCTCTCCATTATAAATACTACTTGTTAGTCTTTTTTGTCGCAGAGTTGCCCATTTGCATTGAAAGGGTTGGTTCTTAGCATTCTCTTCTTCCACCATGGGAGTAGGCGCTGCCCAGAAGCGGGCTTGAAGCCAGCCGTAAGTTGTGACTTAAGTGCCTCTGCCGGGTTGTCAGCATCGGTCTCAGTTGGATCAAAATCCCTTGAATTATAAAAACCTTTAAATAATTTCTTAATTCTAGTTCTAGATTTTGTAAGTATGTTTTGATCCCACTTATCATAATGTAGCAAAATTAATCCATTTCCTACGAAGAGGCCAGAAGATCTTTCCTCTGCCGTGAACCAGCCATTTGCGCCGTTGGCAGCGTTAATCGTTGTCACTGGAGCGCCATCAGAATCGTTTTCCCCGTATTCAACACTAATAAAGCGACCGGGCTTATCTGCCACATCGTCAGTCTCAAATCCGTCTTCTACAACCAATTCTCCGATTGAAGGCACAAAAGCCAAATCGTTATAAATGGCGATTGTTGAGAGTATTTTATTTAAAGGGAAAACATACTTGACCACAGCATTAAAATCTATATCATCAAGCAAGTTCTCTACAAGGCAAAGCAATAGCTTTGTATTACCCTCAAGAGGCTGGAACTGATCCACTGTCAAGTCTAAGGCATCAACTTCTACACTGACCAACTTGTATTCGTCAACAAAAAATTGCAAACCATATCTAACCCCCAACTCTCCTTGTACGCCTATCTCGATACCATCGGCGTCATATACAAGCTCCATCGTGCCAGGAAACAAATCAGAAATATTTGTTTCACTCGGAATCAAACTTTCGGCTGCTGCTGCATCCAGCAGGGCTTGTTTGGCTTCTTCATTACTAGAATAAAGAGTGCTTCCTACTTTTATATACTTTTCAATTTTGAAAGGTTTATCATCAGTTGTGACAGCCAGTGGATTTAGCCAACTAACATCACCAATGGGTACAATAATCTTATCGGCTGAAACCTTTAGAACTTGATGGGCCTCCTCTATGTGGTATGCCCCCTCCATATAAATAGGATCCCCTTCATCGTCAATATGAATATGGTAATAGCCTATGTAATCTTCACCACCCTCTGTGATAAACACGCCACCTGAAGTATAAAGATTGTCTTGTGCCTCCAAATCTTCGGTTGGAACACCCTCGACCTCTTCTTTTATCTCCTTATCGATATCCAACTTGGAACCAACGGTGAGTTCCTCTAAAACATATTTTCGTATATCGTTTACTATGTCATCCCCGGCAAGTCCCGTATCCTGCATGTTTTTAATATATACATCTGCAATGTATTGCAACTCTTCAATCACCATTTCTTGGAAAACAAGTTTTGCATCTTCCTCTGTCTCCCTTATGATTTCAAGATTTTTATCGCTACGATAACTCTTAAGAGTCTGTAATAGCCCGGCATCCCCCATTCTCTTGGCATCTCGCAAGCCAATAATCGTGCGACCATCAGGTGTCTCATAGGTTTTCTTATCTATTCTTGCATGGCTGTTGATAGACTCTTCTATTCTTTCAAGCGCCTGAATTACGTGCAAGGGAGGATCTTCCAGTTGTCCATCTGCATATCTACGTGCATAAGTTTGAACCGCCTGCTCCAAAAAAGCATACCAAAAATCAGTGTCCTTAAATGGATCGACAGACTCAAAAGAATCGTTGGGCTGGGCGTCCTTAAAATCGTGCTCCATCCTCTCTATGATATATTGTGGATACAGCGTACTAAAAGTATTTCTAAAATCGGGCCTAAACTTGGTAAATGTTGCCACTGCCTTAAGAAGATGCACGCTGGCATAAATTCTAATTGCAGCGCTCATTAGCCCCTCGATTCCCGCCTTGGAGGGCCTTTGCAGGATTCTGTTATATGGCTCTTCGTTTACGCAATCCGGGTTTGTCTTTAATCTTTCGTCTTCTGGTATTCTAGAATAGGAATCACTTATCCTCTTCTGGATTGAATCAAAATCAATCACATCTGCCCTATAGGGCTTACAAGGCCCGAGTTCTGGGAACATCACATCAACGAAACCAAGCCACCCTGTATTTTTTTGCGGCTTGATATAGAGGGGCGGGTTGAAATAATTGCCACCAAACTGTGACGGATCCAAGTAAATTACTCTAGCATCATCTCCCCTATTAAACTGATCCCTGCTAAGTCCAAAGACTGCATCTTCGTTTGTTATGCCATTTTGTGCTGCGTAGACAGCGTATTCAACAAATTCGCCATCATCATTACGCACACCATACTGAATGTCATCATAATCAAGATCATCAAACTCTGCCCCATACTTGAATGCTTGCTCGTTTGTATAAACTTGTCTAGCAAAGTTGTTCTTAAGTGAGTCCATTACGCCGTCATGGATAGACTTTATGTCGCCAGCAGATGGCGGTGTAGTGCCTGCTTTTTCAATAATGTCTTGCAACATGTATACTTGTGGAATGTAAGTCTTCGCCATGTTCTCGGTCTCAGAGAATCTGCCATAAGTTGTTAAATCCAGGCCGGATAGCCCATTGTCTGTTGATAAAAACTCGTATGCGCGCCACCGCACAACCTCATCTCCAGAATTTTTTGCTCTCTTGCCAGAATTGGAATAGGCACCATCTGATGCGTCAACTTCGGCTGCCGTATTGACAACACTTGTTATTATTATTCTAGCGTTATCGTCTGGTCTATTTTTAAATTCGCCGTCTTCTTCAACTATGTCACTAAGAAACAATCTTAAGTCAAATCCGTAAGAAAAAGGCGAGTCACCATCTGCCGTGCCCTTGGCATTATCTCGGAACTGTATCTCTAAATCATGGCCCTTCTTTCTTGCCTTTCTATTAAAATTAACTAACTTTTCCTCAAAATCTACAGTAATATCAGTATTATAGCCGGTATCTGGTAAAGATAGCAAATCAACGTCCCCGAATAGACCATCAAAATTTAACTCTCTGAAAGTCTTTGTGCGTATCTCATCTCCAACAGGATTGTTTTTCGAATCAAAACTTCCGGCAACAAATCTTCGTGGCATTTCTTCTATCAGCCAATCAGCCACATTGTTTGGGAAAGCCCCCTGTTGTTTTTCTACAGAGGCGTAATTTGTATCCTCGTCTACTTGTTCTGACCCACCTTCTACATAAAAATCCACATACCTCTTTTTTATTAGGCGACCTCCAGAGTTAAAAGACTTTCTAACATGGGTTGTGTAAGGGTTGCCCATGGTGTCAGAAAGCACCATGTTCATGAAACCCCAATTCCCTTGGCCGGGGCCATTGCCTATCATATCATAAGTGTATGCAATCTTTAAAGAATCTAAATTACCAGCAATAGAATTTGTGGTAGCCTTAGAGATCTCTTCTGGTTCGAAAGGGGCCAGCCCATTATTGCAACCTGGATCGGAGACCATTGGTGGCATGTTGTTTTCAATATAGTTGGCAATGCCATCGTTAAGAATACCAGATAAATCTTCAATATCATCCTTAAAGGAGTCGCGGGCACTATCACAAAGCTGCTTAATCTGTTCTGGCGATGCCCTACCTGAAAGCAGGCCAGAGCGAACAGAACAGAAATCCTCTATCTGTTGCGGCGTGGCACATAGAGATGGGTTTGCGGGTAGTTCATCTTCTTGTCCGAGGCCACGGGCAAAGTCTTTGACAGCCTGCTTGGCGTCGGCGGGCATTAAGTTGCCAATATTCTTAAAGAAACTAGAAATATTATCCTTGTTGTTAAAGGCTCCCTCAAATTGAGGGTACTCATATTCAATTAGCCCCTCAACAACTGACAGAAAGGTGTCGGATGGTTCACCTATAACAGCGTTCGAAAGTTCTCTGCGAGTTGTGGCTGAGGACATATCTTCCGCAAACGACATGACAGCCTGCTTATCAGCAAAGGCGGCGCCGCCAGAGCCCAACTTCTGAAACATATCGACAATTGTGTTATCGATTTGCTCTTCGTCAGCATTCGGCCCACAAATCGTATCCTTAATTACATCCCTAAGTGTATCTCTTCCTCCAGCTATAGGTGGCAATCCAGTAGCAATGTTGTTTGCCGTCTCAAGAGCCTTGCAGATAGAGTTGCCGATAAGTTCGCAAATCTTTGTAATAAGTTTCATGATGATATTCATCACAAGTTTTTGAATCTGGATCCTTATGAGTTGGAATATAAATCTAAAAATGTCTGTTATTTTTGGTAAATATCCAAATGGATTCTCAACTCTTGGAAGGCCGATGTGATTGGTATTTCTACAAAATGGAAGTTCAATATCTTTTAAGAAATCGACCAAACTTGGATCAAAAATTGGGGGGACCGGACAATCTATCAAGGCTATTACCTTGGAAATAATTTGAGCACCAGGAAACCTATTCAAGATATCAACCAAATCAAGAAGATTGTCTGCATAAACTTCAATTATGGCAGACGTATAAACCTGCATCACAAGGGCTGGGCTTAATTCAGAGCCTATGTTTTTAAGTTGTGCCTTTGAAGTCGCATCAGCTACGTCAGATTCTCTAGAAGATGCGGGTGGTATACCTGTTGGCGATGTACTTTCATATGAACCCTCGCGAAGATCTTCTTGGTTTTGTTTATTAACAAGTTCTGGGTTTTCCCAGGGTATCTTAAATGTTGGCTTCACAAATAATTGAACATCATCATCAACATCTATTCTGGCATTTTCCCCAACTGACGCCTCATCAGAGACTCGCTGTTCTTGTGAGCCAGCGGGAAATATATCGCCGTTTTCTATTTTCTTTCTAACAAGGGCATCTATCTCTTGTTGCTTTTCGATGGGCAGCCCAATGAATAAATCTCCAAAATTCTCAATTGACATTGAAGAAAGCGCAGCGCTTGTCATACTTGTAAGAGCCTCTTCAAGAGTTAGCCCTTTGAATAGGCACTGTATGGCATCGAGCATAAGATCAAAAAGTCCACAAACCCTAATCTTATCAAATCCATTAGCCCATAGCGCGTCCATCTGGCCTATAACATCGCCGTTTCTAGAGAAGCCAGATGTTGTTAGGGCACAGAAATTAATAAACACCTGATCGCTCTCGTCTAATTCTTTGAAAGCTTGCTCCAAAGCGAATGCTTCAATATTCTTTGATGCGTCCTGTTCTCCATTTTTAGAAATAAACTGAACTGCATCTATTAACTCTACGTCTCTCCCCTGAGCGGCAACATTCTGCACTCCTTTCGGTATCTGTCCAAGCTCAATTTTTTGTGCCAGCATCTCTTTGTAATCTTCATTGCAAAGCGCCTTGTGGAACTGAGAGGCTATAGCGTCTCCAAGCCCAAATATAGGGTCCATTATATCTTGGCCTAGTTGCTTACCCTCGGCAGCAAGATTAGACGCAATACATGAACTTGATGAGTTCTCTGGATCTGTGTTGGTGTAGCCCGCATTTGTGATTGTCTCCACTTGTGGATAAGTGTATTGCTTTATGAATTCAAGCCATGGTTGCGGTACGCGGGCTGTAAGGGCTACCTCCATTTGCTTTAGTTGGGCGAAGTAAGCAACGGCAGTCGGATCTTTCCAGGCCGACTTTTTATTAAGAGAGGCCAACTTTTTTTTCTTAAACTCTTTCGGCACATCTCCACAGCCTTCGGAGTAAACTTTCATTTTTATAAGTTTGTATTCACCAGAAAAAGTGAACTCAATTTTAGTTACCTTATCTTCAAGTAGTCCAGATATTCCTCCAACACCGGGAAGATTAAATCCCTTATTATTTAAGAACTGGTCTAATTGTGGCAAAAGATTGCTCGTAATAGAACTTCCAGCCAACAAACCAACATCACCATAGTTTTCTAAATTGAACAGGCCACCGGTATCCACAAAGACGAGAGTGCCTCCATCTGTGAACTTATAGACTTTTTCGTATCGCGAATATAGATTAAGACTCTTTCTAATGCGAACCAAATCTATCGCCATATCTGACGCCAAGTATTCAACTACTGTCTCTCCTGGGTCAGTCTGTTCTTCCTCTTGTTCTGCCTCTTCTTCACCCTCAAGCAACGAAAGCACTAGAAAGGGGAAAGAATATAGTAATTGTAGATGGGAGAACGGTCGCGCCTCAAGGTAATAATCCCTAAACTCTACGTTCTCTTGTAATATCGCCTTGTTGGCATCAGTTACACCCTTGTCATAAAAATCCAAGAAAGCCTCATAAACTTCATTTGAATAAGTTTCAAAAAACTTGTTAAGAGCGTCTTCTGCTTCTTGTTCTGTTGTGGAGTTCTCGCCGCCCGTTGTTGTTTCTGGCGTTGTTATGGGGATTTGGTACTTACAGAGCTTTTCATTAAAAAAGGGAGTAAGGGATTCGGAGGTCTTCCAGTTTGGAACCAAAGCCTTTGGATTTGGCACGCAATCTTTACAGATTGGCTCCTCTGTGGGCTCAACTGGTACCTCACAGACATCTATAAGGTTGTCCCTATTCTGGTCTTGGTATTTTAAAAATTTTGATTCTGCCATCTTAAACTCTCTATTATTTAGGTTGTTTTAACACTTCTGCTGCAAATATATTTATATCCAAATGGATAGAGATAATTCATCTCAAAATCAAATGTTTTGCTTAATCTAGTTTGATACAGGGGGTTCAGAACTGTGAGCGGCATGCTAGTGCTATTTGCTGACCCAATAACACTTGCTGCCGCTGCGTGCGGAGGATAAATGCCGCTAGAGGCAAATGCAGCAGCGGATACTGTATTAATTGATACCTGTATGAGAGCAAAATTTAGTAGCGCCCCCAAGACTTCATCTAATAGATCGTTTAATTGCCTAAGAGCATCGCGAGTATTATAGCCCATGGCGACGGGCTGTAGCGTCTCTATTGTTTCTCTCGGATTGAAAATGCCTCCGTAAACCTTTCTCGGCTCCGTATTGTTTCCTGCAATCAATTCGATGCCAGGAGCCGGTTGAGAGATTTTGCCACCGAGAGAATTCGTCTCGCCTTTGTTGCCGAAGCCGCGCCAGTTATTTCCTTTTCCAGTGACAATCTTTACTCCCTCGCGACCAACAATTCGAACGCCATCGGCCTTTATCCCAATTGCACTACGAGCGCGGGGATTACCGATAGAGCCCTCTGCGATACCAAAATTAGTGTCTATATCCGTTTGCTGACTAATATAGATACGAGCGGCATCTGCTGCAAAGTTATTATCCACAAAAGTACCGTCTTTAACTCCCTCTCCCCCTCGGGCAGAAGCCATGCGTCCCACCACTAAATCAATTGTGGCAGCACGCGAACTTCCTTTCGCACCATAACCGGAGGCCATCGAAGTGGGCCTGTCTGTGCCGAGAACAATAAAGGCCCCATTTTTAGATAATATCTTTTCATTTGGAGCGCTCTTATATTGTAATCCGGCCTCATCAAGATAGTTATCCGTATGTAGGAGTCCGCTATCAGACGGTGTAAGATTAACAGGCTTTTTCTCTTTTAATCTTTTTTCAGTAGGGGAACCTTTTGGTGATAGTTTTCTAGCCATCTTATTTCGCCCTTTAGGGATTAAATCCTGTTATTTTAACATATTTCATAAATCCGCCTGTGTTTTGCCTGTCATCTACATATCGAGTGGTGTTACTAAGATTGCCGCCTATAAAGTTTTTATCAGATTCTTTAGATTTATCTCCGACATATACATTCATATGGACTGGTTGCCCCTCGTCATTTTTAAATTTATTCCTAGTATCTTCCCATAGTTTTGGCTCCCCTTGGCCCACAATGCTGGCATCTCCATAAACTAGATCCAATTCGCTTGGCTTTGAACGTATTTCCTCAAGAGAAAATATTAATAACATCTTTTTGTCCACAAATTCCTCTGGATTTGTAGCGTTAAAGAGTTCTCTTCTATTTATTGCAGCAAGAGGGTTTGGATAACAACACCCTTCACCTAAAAAGCTTAGACTATGTTTTTTAATTTGTTTCAAAGACGGAGAATTTAGATAAACTCTGTTCAAGAACCACGAACTCCAAGCTTCTTTTGCAAGATTTTTAGAATAATATTCAGAATCTCCAAATGCATCTTTACTAAAATCTTCAAACTTTTTACCTGTTAATTTTTCATATATTGGAATATGCACCAAATCTACTATTTTTTTTCTATTTTCAAGAGTGTTTTCGTTTATGCCCACCACACCAATTTGTTCATGCAATCTCAATGCCTCATCGGCTGCCTCTGGCTGAGGTATTGATTCAAACGTAAAATTTCTAATTGTATATTTCTCTTCGCTAAAATTCAAATTTAAAATCTCGCCATCCTCTAAAATACTCTGGATTGAATCACACTGCCTTACTGGTTTAGATGGCCTGTCTTGGTTTGTCACAATTCCAATGTGCTTGCCATGCCCAAGGTTATAGCCAAACACATTTTTTTCTAATTCAACCTCAACTAAGGAATTTATTCTTGGCAAACTGGCACCATTGCTTTCCTCCTCGTTAGACACAAAAAGGGTGTGCATTTCAATAATTTTATAAGCCTCTTCTTGGTTGCCAGCATATTGAGAGTCACAAGGATCTGGTATAAATTGGTGTGGAGAATTTTCACCAACTATTCTTGCTCTATAGACAAATTGACTAATCTTTTCTGAACTGCCACTCTGGTTGCTAATAAAGTATTTTAAATCATCGGGACTTACCGGTATTGGATTTGTTAAAACAACTGCTTGGAATTTAGTTTTTCCACCATACGAGTCAAAAGTGAAGGATCTTCTTATGGAGTTTGAGAATAAATCAAATGCAGTACCAGGGTCAGTAAATGTAGAGAAATCAATAATGTCCTTAATTGCCACTAGTTCTCTCCTTGAATTAAGTCAAAAAGGCTGGCCTTGTCTTCATCGGTCAAGCCTGTGTCCTTGTTCCTCTCCTTATGTTTGAGAGCCAGAACCTTTACTAACTGTTCGTTAGAGCGCTGCATTGTTTCAATATGTTTTGCGGCAACAGGTGAAAGAGCCCGATTGTTTTCGGAGTTCTGAGCTATCTGGTTAGCCAACTCATTCAGAAACTCTCTCGCGGCCTTGCGGTCATTGCGAATATTATCAATTGCCTCATCCATTAAATTATCAAAATCATCGCTCATATCTTGCCATCTTCCCAATCAGACTTGAAGTCCCTGTACTGTTCTCTAAATTTATTAAGAGAATTTACAACCTGCTTTGTATTGAGACCCGTGATCTCTCGTAGGTATAGATAAATAGCTTTCTTGTTAAAAATTTCTATATCGTCCTTGCTCTCAAACAAAACGATTATAGCTCTATATACACGCTCATCGTTTTCCCGCATGTCGTTTGATTCCCAATTTTTCAAGTCTTCATAGAATGATTTCCAGAATTCCTTTTCTAATTGTTCTGTGACCCACGATTCATCTGTTGACAGATACTTTTGTTCATACTTTTTTGGAGCGGCGTCGTACTCGACCTCTCTTTGGTTTTTGCGTTTTTGTTTTTTAACTTTGTGTATAAACCAATTTTTTGTAATAACTGAAAAATAAGAGAAAGCCTTGTGCCCCTTATCTGGCTGGAACTTATCCAAGACTGTAATTAGCCATACTTTACACTCCTCTCTCAAACTGTCTATGTTTGGTAGAGTTGTAAATTTATAGGTAAAAACTATCTTATCTACCATTTCACTAAAAGCTGGGCGTAATAGAGTTACATACAACTCTGTCTTGCGCCTGTTGCATTTAGTTGCACAGTATTCTATTATTGCTTGTTCGTGTTCTTTTCTAAAATATTGATTAGATTTCTTCGTTCTGCTTCGTCTCGGCATCTACTTTGGTTTCCTCTTCTTCATCTGGTATGTAGATGAAGTCGAACTCATCCATATACTCTCGGAATGAACGAGCATGGTCCATCAGGGCTTGCAGTGTTTGGTCTCCGTAAAACATCTCAAGTTCATAAACTTGCTTAACGTGAGAAGCAAAACTGCCCGCAGCAACTCGCATGTCGTCAATTTCAGATGAGATCAGAACAAGTTTTTGGGCTACATTGCGAGAATATACAAAAAGTAGTATATTAATAGCAAGAGATAACAATAAAATAAGCGTTAGTACCATCTCAAGTCTTGTCATAAAGTCCATTGCTTGCTTCCTCCTTCATCTCTTTTAGCAACTCTCGGTTGGCTTCAATATATTCGTTTGTGACGGCGCCAGTGGCCACAGAATCGTTTGTTTTTTTATTTACGACCATTGGCTTACCTATCATTTTTGTAATGCCTGCGTGGCCACATAAAAGACATTCTTCCCTTGTTTCCGAGAATGAGTGAAGGGCCACGAATTCCTCTTCGCAGCCCTCACACTT